GCTTGCACTCTGGCCCATACCCACCGAGCGCCAGCCGGCTTAGTCCATGTACCACCAGAAGTAAATACGTCAACTTGTGGCATTGTGTATGATGGAACGGTAAGCCATGGTCTAACATCTGTAATATTGGCATTGGTAATAGATGAAGCACCATTCGCCACAGCCACGTTCGCTAGACGAATTGCATTTGCTGGTGCGGATGGTGGCGATGGTGAACCGGCTGGTGTGCCAGCTACCACTACTAATGAACATGCATCAGTAACACCAGAGTACTGAGTATCTTGAACCTTAAAGAACACACTGTCAATACGTGGCTGACCAGAACCATTAGCACCAATGCTGAGGTTCAAGTCAGCATCATTCATCACAAAGTATGAACCTTGGGAAGCATTTTCAGTGCCACCTACTAGTGCAATACCAGACTTAACAATGACAGACATGTTTGGTGAACCATTTTGCGTCACAGATAGTTTGTTACCCATGTCTGGGTGTACACCACTAGCCGCAATCATGGAAGTGCCAGAAGAGTTCTGCCCTATTAATGCACCAATGTAACTGCGTAGCTGTGCCGCTGTGTGCGTAGCGCCAACGTTCTGTAGCCAGCCTGGCGGGTTAATCACAGCCATAATTACCTCCAAGCATTTCTGTAACTAATAACCATGGTGCCACTGCCAGACTGCCCACCAAAAATCACAAAGGTGCTACCTGGATTGAATAGCCACCAGTTAGGTTCTATCAAACTAAATCGAGCATTCGCGCCATTAACAGTTACATTTCTAGTCGCTAGATCAATAACTAGTACATCAGAAGCTGATAGGGTTAAATTGAAAGTTAGTGTTAATCCATCTGTGGAGTTAACTATTGATGGCAATGTCGCAGGACCAGTAACGGTAATAATAGCTGGAGTTGGTCGATTGCCACTAACTACCACAATACCACCAGAAGCTGGTACTGTCGCGCCAAAGCTTAAGTTGAATCCGAAGTTGAAGCCAAACCCTGTGGTGGCTGGACCACCATATGGGACGGCAATACTTAATAGATCGTTGTCATATATTCTTGGATCTTCAGCATACATCTGAAACTGAATATTTGTGATGCCAATTCTTCGAGCTTGTTCCCAATCGAATCTCACGCCTCTTGGTTTTACATTAACGAAGCGTTCAGAGACACCACTAGATTTAAAGTAAAATGGAATAGGGTTTCGTACTGGTGCATAATTTTGTTTTAGTGTATCCAGATAACTTTCAATATTTAAAGTATCTCCATAAACAATACCATCTAAAACTATTGCTCTACCTGTTTCAAATTCTGCATCTAGGAATCCACCATCAGTACCTTCATGATCACGAAAAGTTTCTCGGTATGGACTGTTGTCCAATCCAGAAACTTTGTTGATATCCACAAATGGTATTCCGGTACTGTCAGTGTTCAATCGCACGCCAGTAGTATCCAACTGGAATTCATAATCATTAAGACCAATAGTCATTATGACACTCCAGCCAAAAGCGCTCCAAGCTCCATGGCATGACGCCGTGGATCAATTTCATTTGTATTAATGACAATACTCTGATTGTACTGGTTATGTGTACCGGTTGTACCAGTGCCACCAGCAGCGTTGCCAATAGCTAATCCGCCAGTCATATTTGTGATATTGCCAGTAAAGGCATTTAGTGCCATAGTCAACGCATCTTGCTGACTGTAAATACCAGCCGCGATCAACTTAACAATAGATTGACCAGAGTAGTATGGATTTCCTCGTCCAGATAGTGGACCACGTTTTGCTGGGGAGAACGGTAGGTGACTCTTAATCCAGTTAGCTGCATCACTGATCTTGTTACCTAGTGCATCGAACATGGAACCAATACCGTCGATCAGACCTTGAATGATATGCTTTCCGGCTTCAAACAACCAGGTGCCAGCGTTAGCAAAGAAGTTAACTATCTTATCTTTAACTTCCTTAGCTTTGTTGACAACTGCGTCTACCTTTTCACCAACAGTAGATTTAACTGTCTCCCAAGCAGCAGCGACCGCTGTCTTAATATTAGTCCAAATAGTATCTAGGAAGCTTTTAACTATATTGAATGCAGTCATGACAGCAGTTTTTGCTGAATTTACCTTATCACTAATGTAGCCATAGACAAGGTTCCATGCAGCTAGCGCTGCTCCCTTAACTGTTTCCCAAACACCTGATAGATAAGCTACGACAATGTTCCAAGCATCAACCACGTACTTGATAACATGATCCCACAGGAAATCCCAGGCGATTTGAATGCCTTTTATGATATATTCAAAGATGAATAGCAAACCGTATAATGTGAGTTCTGCAACTGCTAGTAGGAATTTACCAGCACTGATGATCAATCCACCAATGCTAGTGTTCCAGAAGTAATTCCAAATTCCTACAATGAAGTTAATACCAGCCTGGAATACGCTGATCATGCCATTGATTAGACCTTGAACAAATCCAACAATAGCACCAACGACAGTTTGTACAAATGAGACAACAGCGTTCCAAGCCGTTACGGTTGCATTTACTACAGCGTTCCAGGCCGTAACGACTGCTTGAATAATCATTTTGCCAAAGTCGATAACAGCGTTAACTGCTGCCATGAATCCGTGTGCAATCATCAAAGCAAAGTTTTTAATGTTCTTACCAGCATTGATGATCCAGTCGCGGAAGCCTTTGTTCTTAATCATAAGAATGGTAAAGGCGACACCGATAGCTATAATCGCACCTACAACCAATGCTGCAATTCCAACGAATAGCAATACTGGCGTGGATGCAACAGTAATAGCGGCCGCGAAGCCAAGAATAACGCTGGTGATAAGTAGCAGTACACCGATGAGACCAGTGACAGCTACTGTGATGGCAATAATCTTAACAATAAGTTGTTGGGTTGATGGTGGTAGTTTGTTGAACCAATCAAACAGTTTAATGAACCAACTTACAACAGCTGTGAAAGCGGGAACAAGTGCTTTACCTGCGGCAATTTTAACTTCTTGCCATTTGTTTGCAAGTAGTTCTGTTTTAATCGCAGTAGTATCTGCCATAATTGCATAGGCTTGCTCGAATGAGCCAGCCGATTGCTTCATGCTACCAAGAATGTTTTGGAATAATTCCAAGTTTCCTGGTGTTAGAAGCATGTTCTGTAGGAACCGGCGGGCTTCAATAGTTCCACCAGCACCCTTGAACACGTCTAGAATTGCTTTGACTCTATCCTGATTTGGCATCTTTTCTAGCTGAGTACGGAAGTCCATCAGAATATCGATCATAGGACGGAAGTGGCCGCTTGCGTCATATGATGCAATACCGAGGCCCTTAAGGGCTTTGACTGCCGCTGGGTTAGACATTGCATCCATAGCCCTAGATACTGCCGTTGCTGATCTAGCAGCGGAAATACCCATACGAGTGGATGCTGCCAGTGCAGCGGTCATCATATCAACCGTCTGCCCAAACCGCACTGCTGATGGAGTGACCAAACCAATACGCTGTGACCACTCGTCGTAGCTACCAATACCTTCCTTCACCAGTTGGAACTGCACGTCCATTAGGTGATTGATGGAAGTTAGAGGCAATTGGAATGCGTTCAAAATACCAATGGTTGCAACTGATGCATTTTCAATACTTGTTTGTCCAGCTACAGCTGCCTTAGCAAAAATGCCTAAGACTTGCTCAGCTTGTTTAGCACCAATTTCCATTGATGAGAAAATGTTATACAAAGCTGGCTGAATCTGTTCGAATGGCACACCGATAGAATCAGCTACTCTTAGACCAATCTTCTCTATATCTTCAAGAGAGGTTGCAAACTTGTCAACCTGAGTACGAGTTAGCGCTGAAGCTTTCTCATATTCAGATTGTGCCTTGACTAGACTATAAAGTCCGGCAACACCGAATGCCGCGCTAGCCACCATAACTGTACCCATAGCGGCGGTAGCTGCTGACAATCCAGCAAAAGCAGAACTTAGCTTTTGACTAGATACTCGATTCTCTTCCATTTGTGAACGTTGAACACGCATGGAAGCAATCTCTTGATCAATAACTCCAATACGCTGTTGTGCGCCTAGTGCAAATGCTCTAGTTTCATTTTGTAGTGCTGAAATTTCAGCTTTAGTAGCGTCAGTCTGTTCGCCTTTACGCAGAATACCAATCTGATATGCTGCGGAAAGTCGTCGTGCTGCTACTTCATTCTGAATTGCTGATCTGGCTGCTCGTAGATTTGCTTCAGCAACGCTGTCACCAACTTGCCGAATGTCACGTGAGAATGCACGCATTGCGCTAGTAGCTTCATCGCGAGCTTTCAGCACAAGCCAAAGGTCTCTAGTTGCACTAAAGGGCACTTCGACTCCTCTCACCCATGCTGTCGCTGGCGTTCAGCTTCACGTCGAGCCTTAGCCTCATCGAGTTCACGCCGTTGTGTATCCCATTGCGTCACATAGAACATTAAATGCACCATTAGCGCATCTTGATCTAATAAACCACCAGCTCTTGGTAACGTGTTATAGTTTTGACAAGTTCGAATAATGTTTAGAATACCTAAGGCATCTGGAGCTACTTTGTTGGCATTCGGAATAAGAACTGCCTTACGTAGCTCGCTAATTAGTTTTTTACTTCGTCAGTATTCTCTGTAGCGTTGAAGTCATCAATATACTGACCGATTTCCTTGCCGACGCGTACATCCAATGACCGTACATCCTGCTCATTTTTGAAGTTAAGCACTCTGCCAGAGGCATCAGTAATGTTGTGCTCAACTACTAAATTAGCAAAGTCCCACAGGGTCACTTTCTCCGACTGAATGTCTAGCTCACCTGTGAAGTCTTTGCTTGATGTGCCACCCATAAGGAATCTGGCTGCTAGTGATGACCGGTGCATTTCCTCACCATAAGTCATTCTACGCACAATAACGTATCCATCTGGCGGCGCAGTGTTGAGCGCTAATTTGTCAGATGTTGTGTTGGTAATGGTACCTACTGGCATGGCTGTGGATCTCCTCTTTACTAACCATTTATACACCATACGACCTGCGTATAGTGGAATAAAGATTAATTCAGCAATTGGAATAATATAGTAAACTATCAACCAATAAGCTAAATCCATTGATTCCCCATTTACAGGGTAATGTCTTCCTGAGTCTTAATCACAATCTGCCAAGACTTACCTGTGCCATCGATGATGTTCTGGTAAGCGATAGAAGCGCGAACCAAGTCACCTTCGCTGGATAGTCCAACCTCGTACGTATCCTTGATAGCCACAGGGGCAAGAATTGAAATGGAGTTGTTGACGCCCTTGCTGGCGGTAATGGTAACAGATTGTGAAGTTGTTGCTTTGAATGCATCGAAGTCAGTACGGTCCTGGAAGTCACGCTCAAATGTCATAGTAGATGCACGCTCACCATACTTGATGAACTGTGCACCACGACCTGTGCTCTTAAGACGGAACTGTGCCTCTGCTGCATCTTCAACTGAGAATTCAAAGGTGTCAGTGTCTAGCACTGCTGAACCTGTTGGAATTTCAATTGAATATTGACCGGCGCCGAAGGGCACTGTAGTTGGATATGTTGGTGTAGGCAGGCTCTGTACGGCCTCATCACGTCCCATGACCGAAGTCTTGAACGTCATAAGACCATTATCAACGCCGAAACCGAAGCTTGAAGTACAAACTCCAACATAGCCGAATACTATGCCATTACGAACTACTGTTAACGAGTAAGTTTTAGCGGCAACGGCTGCTGGTGTTGGTGTGAATGTGTATGTAAAGTTAGGTGTAGATCCTGATTTCACTACAGAAATACGGCTGCCCATGAGGAAGTAAGGAACCACGTCCTCAATAGCTTCTATGTTAAGTTCTCCACCAATCATGTAGTTGCCAGCAACGGCACCAATGATATCGGCGGACTGTCGGATTGGCCGACGGAATACTGTTTGGTTGGTAGAGGTAATAGATTCACTATTGAATGGGAAATACTTAATAGGAGCAGCGTAGACACCGGGTGTTGTGGCGGTATTCGCAGTCGGGAAAGCACCAGATGGTGCGCCCACTGCTGTGTCATCGTAAACGACAACTAAGCCCAAAGTTGCTATTAACAACTCAGTACCAGTGCCGCCACCAGAAGCAGTACGGTAAACCTTGTATCCTGTGGCACCAGTTACCGCTGGCCACGACAAGTGTGCTGTTAGGTTGCCGGCAGCCGTAGTAACAGTAACTTCGTTAGAAACTGTAGTTTCACCATTAGCGTTGAGCGCTGTTATGTAGTACTTATAAGTACCAGCAGTCAGCGCACCACCAGCTTGTGGAGCACCAGACAGAACCGGAGGTGACAATTGCTCAAAGGCAATTCCAACTATACCGGATGCACCAATACCAATAGCCATTAGACACCTCCATCCGTATCAACTACAGCAGTGACTTTAACAAATGCTGGGAAATTAGCTTCTGCTAAGGTGGTACCATGCAGTGCCTCAAAAAGGGTTTGTGCTTCTTCCGAGACCACCACAGGTTCACCGGCGGGCAATAATCCGATAGCATCAACCGTTACTTCGCGATCGGATTCTAACTCAAAATGCATCATTAGTACCCCTATGGTGCGCCTACGGAGACAAATAGGTCTTAGTTACGCCGCTATACATCATGATAACACTGCGGAACATTCCATTATTACCTATGCCACCAGCTAGTGGCGATTCGCCACGTTCAACCTGATTGACAAAGCCGTGAATAATCAATCCGCCAACAGTAGTATCTTGATGTAGAATGGCTTCTAATGCTGTAGCTCTAGCATCACAGGCTTTACGTTCTGTAGTTTCATCACCAACCTTGCTCCACAGCAGTGAGATCGTAACTCTCAGGTCATTCTGCGTACGGCCACCTGGTGCTGATCCACCAGCTAGAGTACGAACCTTTCCCATCGGCATTACAATCGCTGCACTAGCATGTGGAATCATGTTGTGATTTCCATAAAGCACGTCATCAAGTTGTAGGTCTGCTTTATTTAATTCAATGATGTCAGCTAATGCCTGAGCCAGTACCTCATCAGCATCAGTGTGTGGTCCTGGTCCGGTCATAGCCCATCACTTCCAGATCCCCAATATTTGTCAACCATGGCAACCATATAGGCTACGAAGATGTTGTAAATTTCTATTTCTTCAGATTCAGTTAATTGAATGTAAGGACGAGCCGGAAGCACATATCCACCAGCCGCGAATACTTGTTGTAGTCCAGAAGCTAATTGTTCAGATTTAGAACCTGGACCTAAAGTCAAAGTATTGCGTAGTCCAGTAAGTCGCTTCTTTGATCTAGCTTCTTTAGCGCCAAACTGGTGGAATTCACCATAAGGAACAGCTTGATCGAAGTATGTTGTTCGCATTCTAAGTACATTATCTTGAATGTACCAAATGTTTTTCCTGGTGGCGATGCGCTTGAGTCGTCCTGTCTTTTGCAAAATTGGACCACGTGGGAAGCCTTCCATCTGCCGGTTGTAGATGGTCTTTTTAGAAAGCTTCTGCCACTTTGGTCGACCTTGTTCCTGAAAGTTTTGAATAATAGATGGCACAATGACTTGGTTCAATGCAGTAGTGAGTGGAATCTTGAAACTAGTAAATGCCATACCAAGTCTATCAATCCGCTGTGCATCTAGATACGCTCCACGTACAGCATTGAATCGTGGATCAATATATAGACCTGGAATTGCTAGGCCAAACCCGCCAGATTTTGAGCCGGTAACCGCCGAAGTAATCGACGACATACCAGGACGGGGAAAATCAGGCATTTAAAACACTTTACCCATACTAAATTTAGCAGGACCTAGTGAAGGATCATCACTGGTAGGCTCTTGTGCCGATGAGGCATCGTTTGGATAGAATGCCGGTCCGCCGGCAGACCCCACAGGGGTCACACCGGGGATGTCAATAGTGCCATTAATGAGGCCAGTTATTAACATCTCAGCATTAGTGCGCAGCATTGCTGCATAGTCGTTGCCTTGATCTTGGTTCTCACTATATTGCCTATCATAGAACCAGGCAACATATAGCTTGGCTATGATCACTTTGACAATTTTAGGAGTTGTAGTTGGATCAAGCCAAGTCGTAGTATCATAGGCACTAGCAATTCTAGCCAGTGTCTCGGCTTCAATCTGGTCCAATAAAGACACGTCAAGAGTGGACAGAGACAACTTTGTTGACTCTGCCCACCCTTGTGCGTCCGTTGGAGTAATACGCGCCATTACTCCTCAGTTTCTTTACTCTGCTGGTGGAGGATTCTCTTCAGTTTCCTGAGTCTTCTCTTGGGTCTCTTGGGTCTCTTGAGTCTCTGCTGTTTCTTCTGATTCTTCAGTCTGCTGTTCAGCTTCAGGTTGTTCGTCTACGGTACGAACCTCAATTGCACCCTGGTCATGAAGCGCTACTAGCTGTTCCTTCGTGAACTGCTTAGGATCTACTTCACTTCCAGCTGCAAAGGACTGTCCTTCACCGTTTCCAACCTTGACATTTGTAACTGCGAAGATCTTCTTAGGCATTTGTCTTTCCCTCTCAATTAGGCTATGGCCGCTTTGATCAGGTAACCAGCAATTGCCTTACCAGCATCAGCAGTTCCAGCGTCGCCCTGTGCAACTAGCTTAAGGTCATAACGCCGAGAAGCGCGGATTAGATCCGACTTCCGTGGCTCCTCACGCCAGCGGTCAACATACTGAGTACCCCAGGTAAACTCGTACCCAAAGGCAGGAATCTTTAAACCTGAACGTGGCGGCACCCAAGCCATAACCACATCCTTGCCCCACAGGTAGCCTAGAGTTGCGGGCTGACCTAGGGCAGCAGTGTTGAGACCAACACCAGGAGCAATAACTGTGTCGAAACCAAGCACAGCACCTAGAAGTTCAGGGCTGAAGATAGCTCGCTCCGAGTACTTAATACGCTCTAGGAAGTCCGGGTGATCTTCCAGTGCAGCCATAACCTGGTAAGGCACGACTAGCGTATTCGGGTCCATGAAGATACGAGCATTAACGGCAATCTTACCAGCACGCAGGTCTGCGATCGGGTCAGATGTCGCGTAGTTTGCAGAGTTCCACTGTGCGCCACCAGCAAGGGTAGTAGATAGGCCAGAAGCGTAGTTACCAGTAGTAGTAACTAGGTTCTTAATAGCTACTTCCCGCCCAAGCATGATCTTAGATGTAACCATGTCGGTTGCATCACGATCGGGAGCAAGCGGAGAATCCACGTTCTCACGCTCTTCATCAGTCACCGCGATCTGAAGAGAGTGCTCACGTGCATAATAGGTGTCAGTTGAAACAGCTAGACCAGTAACTTCGTTAGCCACTGAGCCTGGTGCCCGGTTGTCATCTTCCGGTAGCCAACCTTCGCGACCAAATACGTAGTATTTATCCGACTGCTTCTTTACTGGAACGCTTGGCAACAGTCGAGACCCGACCATACCAGTATTTGGAAAACCAACACTGATCTGTGTAAGTACTTGATCGACATGAACGTTGCCGGAACCAGTTGGATTATACGCTGCCATCTAGTTTACCCTCCCTTCAGAAATTATGGTAGAAGTCTACCGTTAACACCGAGTAGAACGTCAATGATGTCACCTGCGTTTGACGCAGTCTGAAGGGCTAGGCCCTGCACGCGGTTACCAGTAGTAGCTGCGGTAATTGCCCGACCTGTTGAGTCTGACATAACCTCAGTATAAACGGTAACACCAGCACCTGCGACTACCTTTGAAATACCTGCCATACGAACGTTGGCAACAGCCTTCGCGGTCGCAATCTTAGTCTGATCCACATTCTCCTGAAGAACACCCAGAACAATACCTGTAGAAGAGGTGTTTAGGTCTACAGTTCCCTGTGAACCACCAGACTTAACAAATCTCCAGGCTAGGGCGCCAGCCGCTGCTGACGAGTTATACGTCGATAGGAGAAGGAAGCCCTTATCTAGCCCAATGAAGTTAGCCATTTATCGCACCTCCTCCCGCATTTCCACACGGTAACGCTCGTACAGTGCTGGGTTCTGCGAAACAGCCTCATCGTAAGCTTCTGAGAAGGACTTCTTGCCACCACTCTCAGAAATAAGCTTCTTTGCGGCTTCTTCGAGTTGCGTCTGCGCGCTCTTGGGTGAACCGTAGTTAACAGTAGCACCAGTGAATTCGCCCAGCTCAACTAGGAATGAAGATGATCTCTTCATGTCAGTGAGAATTGCCCAGAATGCATCGTGCAGTTCGTTAGGAAGAGCCTCAGCAAACTTGAGAACACGCTGACGAGCCACAGGAGTCATGACAAGCTTAGACGTGTCAAACTCTGTTAGCTTCTTGGCAATCTCAGCTGTCTTTAGCTGAGCTGCGTTCTCAGCAAGTGTTGCATTCTGCGTCTCCACAGCCCCGATGAGTGCTTTGACGAGAGGGTTTTCCTCAGCCAGCGTCTTCAGCTCTGGCATATCCGAAAGCTTTTGCGCTAGAGTTGGCTCCGTTGTAGTAGCCTTAGTTTCGACTACCTTCGCAGAAACTCCCTCAATGATCTTCTTCAGATCTTCTTCTGAAAGACCCACGCTATTCCCTCCCTTCAAATCATCAGCAGACTTACCAGTAGCCGCAGCTACTAGATCAAACGCAATGTTGTACGTCTCTTCCGATAGGTTAATCGGAGCGAGGTTCTTCATGAACGGCCGATTTGTGAGCGCGCCACCGAATATAACGTTAGTGTGCTTGTTGCCCTGTGGATCGGTCCACTCGTCTTCGTATTCAGCAGAGAAATACTTGTACTTCTTCTCCTGAATCTGGGTAGCGGCATCATTCGTCCACTCAACGAATAGCCACACACCATCGGCTCGCGCTTCAGCCTTCTTACCCCAACCAGCAGCAATGTCCTGATTGTTGTGGTTGTAGTTAATGCTGGGGTCAATACCGCGAGTCTTGTTGTTAACGCTCTCTGCGTACCGCGTAGCCTTTTCTGAGTCAATGGAAATAGTACCATAGACTGGGTGCTTGTAGTTACCTAGCGGTAACGCGTGTACCCAACTGGACTTTACTCCATTATTCTCATCAAATGCGGTAAGTGCAGAAAGGTCAACTAAATAACTAAAATGTGTCATTTAGTATCAGCCTTCCCCTTTACCTTATTCAGTCGAGGGTTCTTGCGCTTTGCGGCCGGCGATGCACGGCGCGCAGACGCGGCTAGAATCGCGGCAGCTCTATCGTAAGGGATGCCCTGCTTCGATGCAATCCTCGTTGCGTTCTTTTTGAACCCACGAGTCATCCGATCGGATAGCTCGATGGTAGTACGCTGACGTTGTGTCTTAATTTCTGGTCTATGCTCAGCAAGTCGTTTTTGTCGTACTGACATGACTGGTTCTGGTCTCATTTTCTCCTCCTATCCACCCGAACGATCAGTACCAGCATTACCTTTTGGTGGCGCCACAGGTGGCTTATCGTTTTGTCGTGGTAATCCAACTCTTGGTGGTTTTACATTAGTTCTAGGGTCAATTGGTGCACCAGGTTCCTGCTGTGGAGTACCAGGATTCTGCTGTGGCGCGGGTGCTGGCTGCAAGGCTTTAGGTAGCCGTTGTGATTTCTCATCGGCAGGTGGCAAATCTAGCTCTACGCGGAGGAACTTTTCGAGATTATCGTCCGGTATAATGGCGTTAGCGCCAACCAAGTTCCGGAAGGCAAACGACCAAGTACGCAGGTCTTCGTTTTCACCAATGCGTCGAGCACGCAAGATTGGGTACTTTCCTCGTGCAAAGTTGAAGTCAACAAGCTGCTGAATGACGTAACGGTTAAAGGTATCTGCAATTGTATTAGCAATATAGCGAGTCCCCTTGTAGAACATGTTCATGCTATCTTCTTTAGCGGATGGATCCTTGTAGAATGTAGCTAGAATGTTCGCCATAATCTGATCATTGTGATGCATAATCGAAGGAAGACAGTCCACAGGCTGCCCTTCAAGTTTTGCGAACTCAAGCGACCAGTTCGGTGGCAGCGTTACATGGGCACGTTCATTGGTTCTGAGGTTTCTACCTAGATCTTCAGCAATCTGCTTATCAGCTTCGCTGAAGCCGGGCGGAAGTTTAATCACCGGAACGCCAATACCATGGCGTTCCTTCTGAATAGCATCAATTTTGTAGAGTGTGTCCTTGTAGTAATAGTGTTTGTAGGCTGATCGCAAAATGCTTATCCCTCGCATATCGCCAGCTTCTTGCTCCAGCACAAATACGACAAGCTTTTCAATGGGAATCTGAATAGATTCCCAACCGTTCGACTCCGTTGGGTTCATGATAATGGCATTAGGACCACCCTGGTCATCATAATCCCATTCCTGAATGTCCAACGGGTGCCGTGGCGCCAGTTTAGTCAGAATAATTTTACCATCAGCATCTTGGCCGAATACCTTCTCTAATGGTGAGTAACCATACTCACACATGAGAAGTGCATCTTCAAGCACTCGATACCATGGTGTGCTAAGCTTTCTAAAGAGGTTGTCCTCCACAAAGCTAGCAATATTCTTATCTAAAGCAGAGTCACTAGCTGGTTCCACAAACCAGCGAGCTGCCATCACTGGAGTCTTTAATAGGCGTAGCGCCCCCCGCACGGTGCCGTCGGCCCGCTTCATATCGTAATAAGTACGAATACCAAGCTGGTCTCGTAATTCTGGTACGCGTTCCGCGCGAGTCCAGGACGTGAACGGAGATGGTGAACTGTAACCTAGCTCACGAAAAGCAAGCCCAGTAGAAAGCTTTGGGTCACGCTCAGCCATGACCACGAATGATCCATGAATTGGATCATAGTGTGTAGAAATTAGATCATAGTTATTCATGGCTTCATTTAAGGTTAGCGTTTCAACTTTTTGCTGAATACGCTCTTCCAAAGCAGCAATCATTTCGTCGCTGTCAGTCACGTCTTTCCCCTCCCTTCATGTGCTTGACAATCGCCATAGCTAAAACAGTCATGCCGGCCATCGCAATGGCCAGCACACAAAAAGATTCCATCCAGTGACTAAAACTCATGCGAAGCTCTTATTGCTAGTAAAGAAACCAGCCGCCGATGGCTCATAAGATGAAGTACCAGCATTGCTGATATTACTACCATAGATATCCGTCAACGAAGATGTAGCGCCAAGCTTGAAAATATGCATAAGTCCATAACGCAACGCGTCTAAGGCATGGTCATCGTACTTTTGCGCATCTTCTCTAGCGTTGCGAGGTTTACCACTAGATGGTGCGGCTGCTCTATAGTTGTTGAATTCTCGAATTATGTCCGCACACCCGTTGTCTACATACAGCCAGGGCTCGTCTACCGGCGTACCATATTCATCGGAGGTGTCCACCGTCTGGGTCCGCAAAAAACTTTTGACTAAATCTATGCCTTCCCGCCAGTTAGATTTAGACATTGGATCAGCAATACAAGGAGCAAATTTTTCGCAAACTGTTTGTACTGCCTCAGGGTCCGCCGCATCACCGAAACATAAATCAATATGGTAACCATCGGGCTGGGGGCGGGCCTTCATCTCGGCTAAGAAGACTTCCAGCCGAGTATGAGTCTTATAATGTAATCGCCAAACATGGACTCGATCCATTGAATCAATTTGAAACTCCACAGCAGCCATGGGGTTGACAAAACCCCAGTCGAATGCTATATAATTCTTCCAAGCTGGGTTAAAAGTCTGTGGGTGCACATGTGTTTGCTCATCCCACTCGTTATAAATCTTCCCCATAAACGAAGTGAAGTCCGCAGCAATTTCTTGCTCGAACCACTCCGTTGGCATAGTGCGTTCTAAGAGCAGAATTTCCGGGTCTTGTCGCCCACCTGGGTAAATGTGCATATTCTCCCATGACGGGAACCGCCAGGACTCATATTCCTCAAATAGAGGGTTTCGGCCCAGTTGCCATAAATCGTGAATCCAGTTCTGCCCTTCCGGAGTGGTACTAAATGTCGCAGAACCACGGTTATCCGCAAGTGCAGGCCGAATGTATCGGTCCCAAGTTTCCTTGGTATGCTTTGCTGCTTCTGCCATAATGACGTAATCGAGTTTGTCACCGACGAGCGTTTCCGGCCGATCGGCACTACGCACTTCAATACGTGTTTGCCAAGGAAATTCAATGTACATATCTCCAGCGCGTTTATTGAATGCTTTCTTAATAGCACGCTCTTTGCCCAAACCTAATTTAATTATCATGTCCGACCATATGACTCGGAATTCCTTTTCACCCAAGTCATAGGTCGGACCAACAATCCAGATCATCTTATTTGGAATAAGAGCTAATGGCTGTGCTTCCCGAGCACCCATAAATGTTTTGCCGAATCGTCGGCCACAGACTGGAATCTTAAATCTAGCTTTAGAGTCGTGAAAAAGTTGCTGACGGCTATGTGGTTGATAGCCAATCAGTTCGAAGTACTTTTCCTTAGATATCTTCCTAAGCGGACTGTCTGTCATCTATCCTGCTTACCATCAATCCGCCGTCTACCCGACGTACCTTAAACCAAATGGCAGTTAAGCAGCTACAAGTAACGGCAATCTCATTCATAAGAATCTGCTCATCGTCACGAACTATAACCTTAATTGTGGCCTCACAAGAATGGCAGACCACGAACTGAGTACTTTTGGTACTCATAGCACGAAGGTTAACGCGGCGAACATCAGGCCAAGACAAAGCCAGTTTATTCTATTAGCAAAAGCGTTGAAGGCACCAAGACCAAAACTTATTGCGGCTAGGAGCCACAACAACGTGTCGATGTTCATCTTGTCCTCCACGTTCAGGTATTGGTGGTGCTGGAGGTATTGGTGGCGTCACTGCGGATTTGACTATTTCGCAGCCATGCCATTTTTCTGTCATCGATCCTCCACAGCAAACCAGCTTATCGGAATCTCGGGTCCCAATATTTTGCGTCCGGTAATAGCTTTGAAAATCATTTTGTATTCAGCTACAGTTAAGCTCGTGCCATCTGCGTGCACAATTCGAATTTCATGTACATCACCATGGTCACTTTGTATTGGCATAATAGCTAACGGTTTCACAGTTCACATCGCAATATAACACGGATAACTCTGCGCGGTCGGCGTTGTCCGGCGCGCCAGACTTGAAAACGTCTGACCGGAATGACCGACACGAGCGTTTACGGTTTGGCCTGAAACAATTCCAGTAATTATTCCAGGCCGCACCTTGATCTTAGAACCGCTTACGTAAAAAATCTGAATGTGACCATTAACTTGTGCTGTCCAAGCCATGATATTTATATTTTCTGATAGGTGCCAGCTGTTATCCCTGGCAGAACACCAGTAACCGCAGCGTGTCCAGTATATGGTGTGTTGAATGACGCATTGAAATTCGAGGTAGGTCCGGCGCCAGATGGCGTATCTGCATTTGTGTCGGTATATGTCACAGTTGGTGCTGTTAATGTCTTCATCAACAAGAACGAGCCACCAGTCCGACCATATACCTTATACGATGTAGCGCCAGCTACCGCCGTAAGTGTCAACGCCACACTAGAAGTTGAACCAGTTGCCACATACGGCGTGGATCCGGCACTTAGTTCACTCTCGATGCCATCCTTAACGTACGTAACCTTGTACGTATAAGTAGCAGCGGGCAAGGTGCCACCAGTACCAGACCCCACAGCAGCCGGGGCAGCCGGAGCAGTGCCCTGTCCTCCAGTTAGAATAACTGCCATAGACTCACCGCGTGCATTGCGATAAATTACATTGTCGCCGCGAAACCCACGCTTTACTGCCATGTGTCCTCCTTTAGCTGTTCAGATAACCTTCAGCTTCTGATACAACCTTCTCATAGATGTCGTCCCAGACGTGCTTACCATTAGGACTGCTTTGCCGCTCAGCAGGACCCATAGTGCGCTCAACGACATAACGAGCGGCATTAAAGCGCATAGCTTCGGACTCACCATAGGTTGCTATATGACAGATGGACATTACCGATATTGGTAAGTTCTCTGCAAAAAGTCGAGTGGCTAGCTCCTGAGGAGTACCCGTGGATTGCAGGGCACGCTCTAAGGTAAGGTTTCTGAGCGCTTCCGCTGGATTCCAGTCCGATGGATCGGCTGGAAGGTGATCGGGGCTGGTCATGTCTCGCGCTCCTTGTGCTAGACCTTAAGAGCTAGAGTACTACCCGGTACAGTAAATGTCTAACATCAGTTTGTTGGTAATCTGACACCAATCAATATTTAAGAAATGATGATCTAGAATAGTGTCAGTTTACTAACACTCTTTAGAACATTAAAGTTCCTAATACGTACCAGAATGTCCGTTTTATCATCATATAAACTAATATAGTTAATTTTTTACATTTTGATGACATTTAATCACATATACCCGTAATGTCCGATTCGCCCGTATAGGTCGGATATATGTGGGTATACCCCCGTATGCCCCACTATGTCCGTTATATGTGGACATAGTACGACATAGGCGCAGTGGTGTGACGTAGATCACAGTCGGATATGTCCGGATATGTACGATTATGTCCGATATGTCAGACACCCACTATATGGTGATATGTCCGAATTTGTCCGGATATATCCGGTCAGTGTGACGTACGTCACAGATCAACTGTCCGGTTTGCCCTATTCTGCCCCACTATATCAGGATATGTCCGTATTTATCCGGATATAATGGTACAAAATGTGACCGGATATATCACCCTATGTCGGACAAATCGGACATATACGGCAAACCAGGCTGTGCTACACTGAAAGGGCACAAGGGGGCCAAATCGGACATCCCGGGCGAGCCGGGCAGATCCCCCCAAATCGTACTTTATCAACTCAATAGTGACAGACCCGGGCAAAAGGCTCATGTCTCCCATATCTGGCATGTCCGACAAATCGGACATAAGGAGACAAAAGTGGACAAACAGCGCGAACTAGCCCAAAAGGCGGCGGATCACCGCAAAACCTGCCAAACCTGCACAAACCGCCACGTTTGCGACAAAATGGCCGAAATCAACCTAAATCTCCTCATTTCAACACTTAACGGCTAAATCGTAAATTTCGGACATGCCAGACATAGGGGACATGAGCGACATTAGGTACGTACCGGGCTAAGGGGATATGTCCGACAAATCGGACATAAGGAGATAAATCATGTCAGAACTGCTCACAACGGACATGTCGGGTATTTGGGACAAAAGCGACGAAGGTACCCAACTTGGGACAATCGTGGTCAAAATCCCCCGAATCGGGACGTATGTGACATATCTAGGGAAATCGTACGAAATCCTGAAATGTGCGACATACCAGGAGATAGACCCCAATTCGGACAATTCCGGGCTATTCCTCACAAATGTGGTATTTACCACATTTGTGACGCTACTGCCCATAAACGACGAAGGCGACGAAACGGGCGAACCGACCATAGAGGTCAAATCGGACAAAGTACGTCTTATCTGACATAAGGTGATAAATCGGACATATCCTCCTAACTCGGTACGTATCGCGACAAAACCGGACATCACCGACATTACCGGAGAAGAAGGGCAAAACCTACTGAACTAGGCAATTGGGACAGAAGCAATAAGTCGGTGATTTCGGACATTTCCGGATCTAAGGGTACATGTCCCCACAAAATCGGACACACGGGCACATAGGGGTAGATAGGGGACAAACATGGCCAAGATGGTAGCAACTGTGATAATCACGTACGAAGCGGACATTTCGGACAACTGGGGCAAGTCGGACCAAGCAGACCTTCTCCGCAAAAAGGTGCAAATGTGCCTGAATGGGGACGAAGCGGTCGTAGACGACGTAACGGTCGAAACGGACGAAGAGTACATGTCACGCATCTCAGGCTAAACCCACGCAAAAGGGACATGTACCCCTAAATCCGGAAATGTAGAACATTTAGGACTATCCGGGTAAATGAGGCTATGTCCGACAAATCGGACAAATTCGGACATAGGAGACAAAGATGAACATTTGGGGACAGATCATGCCAACCCCGTACCCAAACGGCAAAGTGCACATCTCGGTCGTTCGGGACATTGTGAGCAAATTGGACAAACCGCTCACAATGGAGCAAATCTGGCATATGGTGGCACTCCGGGGCATCTCGGACGATCTAGACATTCTCGCCACAATGCGGGCAATTCGGGCATTTCAGGGCCTACTGCTCGTTCTACGCAAAACCCCCAGATTGGCCATAACGGCTAAGTAGTGCAAAACCGGACATAGCCTCATTTATCCGGATAGTTCGGATACATCCGCTCTTACTCCGCATGTCCACACAAATCGGACATAGGAGACAAAATGCGCGTATGGTACGTAGTCTACACAAAGCCGGCATATCAGCTCATAGTGGGCAGAGACAGACAATGGGTGCGTTTCATGGCAAAGTTCGCGAAAATGGACATAGGACGCATTCGGCCCGAATACCTCATTTCGGGCGTAGTAGCCCAAAGGAGGACAAAGTGAGCAGAAACCGGCAAATGGTGACATTCCTCTCAGGAGTGCTCTTACTGAACATTTGGGCCATTTCGGTCATACTGGACCTTTGGAGTAGAAGGCACTAATCACGCAAATCGGACATGCGGGGCAAAAGTGGATGTATCAGCATATAGTAGCTCTAAATCGACATGTCTCTCAAATCGGACAAGAGGGACAAAAATGGACATTGCGCGCCAAATCGCCACATTTGCCGCATGGCATCGCATTGCGGGCAAACTGCGCATGATGGAACAATCGGGCATAGACCTCATCTGTGATGAACCGGACATTGACTGCATAGATGAGGAAACGGACATAGCGGTCGATATGTACCAAATCCGCCGAAACCGGTACCCAAGGCTCGTATCCGCCTAAATCAGACAAATGAGACATGTCGGTCTAAAGCTACTATATGTGGTTATATCCTACCTTGTCGGTCAAGTCGGACATAAGGAGACAAAATGGGACTTCACCGGCGTAAGCGGACAAATTGGCTGAAAGGCCTCAAGCAGCGCATTTCGGACAATCCGGACAAGTCGCCACGTTTCGTGAAATATACCCCAGAACCGGCAAAACTGGTTCTATTCCGCGAACCGGGCGAAACGGGCATTAGGGTCATTTACCCGCAATTCAGCGCAAACTAGCCTAGAACCGGACAAGGTAGGATATATCCGCATATAGTGGTGTGACGTAGATCACGGAATGGATAAATCGGACATGCAACATATGCCCTATTTGTCCGAGCTACACTTGATATAGGACAGAAGACCCAAAACGGACAATCATGACAACTCCAGACAAAGATGGACATGCCGGATTTAGTCGGCTATAGGAGGAGAGCGAGAGCTTTCGTCCTAAATGATTGGCTTTGTCGGAATAAGTCGGTGACCTTGGAACAAATCGGACAAATCCGCAAATGTACGAATTTGTAGGGGTGTGGGGGGATAACTCACACTAGGGGTAAAAATGGGATGGTCTGTCGGGTATCTCCAGGATGATGGTGAAGAGACGCATTTCGCCAATTTTGCTACATTCGGTAAGGGTATGTCCCATTTGGAGGGACATGTCTCAACCGTCCTGGACAACATGGAAGAATCGGACAATCTCCGCAAGGAGTACGAAACGGTCTTCGCGGACATCAAGGACATCTCGCGTGATCCGGGCATTATGGACGACCCGGATCAATGGGAAGATTTGGAATTCTACACAGAAAGCGGACATTTCTACATCGTAGAGTACTAATCGGACAATCTTCCCACACCCCTACATGTTTGTACATATGTGGATATAAGTGGACATGTCTCCCAAATCGGATATAAGGAGACGAATATGCCGCTAAGGGTTGGAACCATCGTAAGGCCCATGGAATACTACGATCCGGAAGATTTGGACCAACCGGACAATGGGTACCTTTCGTGCGAAGAGGACGAAGAGGACGTAACGCACATTTGCGTCGGAATCATCCTACAGTGTGACGAAGAGGATGCATTGGTAGATTGGCTACAATTCTGCCGAAAGCACATCAACGAGACACCTCAGCACGAAAGGCTCGAATACCCCAAACTGTGGGAAATCGGGCAAATCGCTTAAACAACCCAAAACGAGACATGTCCACCTATATCTACATATGGCAGAATGTGACACAGGTCACAGTACAGAATGTCGGATTAGAACTATAAGTCTGTATTGTGCGAGCTATACTAGAGATAGTAAGGCAAACAACTCCAAAGCGGACATTCAGCGGGGATGGGACAGTTCAGGCGCTTTTGCCCCACAGTGGCACGGAAGCGATGCAAACCGGACAATTGGTCTGAACTGTGCCATCCCTAGCTGAATGGAGACAAAAATGGACAAGCCACGTATACCCAGAACAAAGGCACAAAAGGGAGCGTTCTGGGCAACTGGTACATTGGTGCTATGTGGTGCATTTTCGATTTACTCAAATGTCCGATCTGGGCAGATTGAGGCGGAAAACATCATAGTGTCCGTTTTTCCCCCAATTGTCTCATTCTTCGCATCTCACCTGATTTCGTACTTTTCGCCACGTAATATCGGACAAAAGCTGATAGTATGGGGCGGAATGGGACTAGTCGTGCTTTTCAGTATGATTGGTTCAGGATGGCACATTGTGGAGAATACGGCTAGACTAGGACAACCTATCTATGTCGCCATAATGTACGTATTCATTACGGATATGCCCATGTTACTGGCAGGTGTGATTATCGCGACGAAAGTTTCAACTACGGTTAAAACGGACACAACGGTGCAGAAGTCGCAATCTACACCAAAGAAGGCAGTTGCGGCAAAGGCGACAAATGCCCCACAGACACCCACTGCGCCAGTAAAGCGTGCTACTCCGGCGAAAGCCACAACTCCAGCAAAACGGACAAGTCGTGCAAAGGCTCCACAGGAGGCAGAGCCGGCATTTAGTAGCAAAGCTGAAGATATCAGCATGGATAGCTTTGAACAGGACATGTTGAAAGCTTAGGTATCTTTCGTGCGTAGCGTCTCAAAAGGGACGTTACGTGCGATCCGTACCTAATTACAGCAGAAACGGACAAAGTAGCATGTACGAGGACGATTTTCTTGAATCGGATTACGAGGACAGATACACCACTCAGGCCGATTGGGACATTGAAGACGAATTGGACATTGAGGATGAATCGGACGATTTGTACGATTCAGAAGATTCATACGATTCAGAAGATTCGTACGAATCGGATGATTCAATCGTTTTTAGTGAAATGTGCATGTGCATGGAATGTAGGACAATACCTGCTTAGGTGAGCAACTAGGCATATTGGACATTGTGCCGATATGCCGAATGTCCACCTAATAATGCCAAACTAGGACATAAGGACAACAAATGCATAAGCATCGCATTACTTTCAAAACCGGACAGATCAGGCGAATCAACAGATTCCTCAGGTATTTGGCAAATACCACAGAGTCTGACTCGCTCGCACATCTGTACGAAGCAAGTCTGGTCAAATCGGACAGAGGGAACAAAGCTACCCTAAAGGGGACGCAATGAGCAATTCAGAAGAGAGCGGAACTTACGTACATTGGGGCGCATACATCGCATTCAGATCATTTGAGGGCAGTATGTGGCGATTGTCACGATCGATCATCAATCCAGACACATCGGTCACGATAGTCTATCTGGACGAATTCCCTCATTTCTGGCAAGTTGAGACAAAAGTGAAAGCTCTACTCGAAAATGACAAACTCGCCAGAATCGAGCAAAAGGCACGAACCACTTAATCCCATCGATTGGGTCGATATAGGGTACATGTCCGCAACTTGGACATGTACCCACTTACCCACCCAAATCGGACAATTCAACACAAAGGAGACGAACGTGGGTACTCAGATCGAAACCAGAAAAATCGTGCAAAAAGCGGTCGATAACCGCAAACCCTTCCGCAGGGGAAATATCAGTGCAAAAGTGTATGACATCGGCGATTTCATCTCAATGGGGAGATTGCCGGCATCTTTGACAGATGTGCTTACAGCGCGCCATCTGGACTATCCACTCTATGTGGTGTATTCCTACGCAACACCCATCGGATGGTGCAATCTGTACAATGAGCCTAATTGGCTCATCCCATACGTTAACTACTCAGTTAGCACAACTCACCATCAACATCTCTTAAGAATCATGACGAGCAATTCAGGCTTTTACCTGCAATTCGCTTAGCACATCTGTACTAAACAGTCTGAGAGCGATTCTCAGCCATGATCAACAAGGGACCTAGACCGAGCAACCAACCCATGGTGATCATGGCTCAAAATGGCTCTGAGCGGTCCGCATGGCCACAGGAGTGGCGAACAGCGACAGCTGAGCGGACACCGTGACAAGATCATTTATCAATGTAACAAGATCAACTTGCAAAACGGACATACAAGACACAACACACAAAACAACAAACAAGGGGCAAACAGATGCCAACACCGCAATACGCACCAACGGTACCTATGCCCGAAACCACCAAACGAGCGACAAAGCGTAAGAAGATCCGCTATAAGGGACAAGCCATCCGCAATACGTCCGTAGCCAGTCAGATCTACCGAATGGGCACGGATTGCATCGTTGCGGATGAAGCCACCGAAAAGCGGCTAGGTCGTCTAGGATCATGCCAATTGAAGGAAGACTCATTCATTTGGTAACAAACCAGTCGATGATCAACTAGCTCCATCCATCGACACCAGTCGATGATCAACTGAATTCGGACATTTGAGACAGAGTAGGGTGCAACCACCCTACTCTTCTCATTCAGCCCAGACACACATAAGACCTCAAAGATTGACGCAAACAAAATAAGTCGGACATTGCAACTCATCCTGTGAATTCGTGGACGGGCGTGCACTGTAGGAGTTTGGCCGGGGTTTTCCCGAGGCACCGAATCGAGTCTCATATCTTGAGATTGGTACAACCTAGGGCATCCTGGGAGTGTTCAAGCAAACCCCCAATAAGCCCCACCGCTACACCTTCTACTCCTCTGCCCCGCAACAACAGTTGTTACCAACCCCCCGGGCAATCTAATAGTCTAATGATTCTAACCCTGAAATGTCCGTTTCCAACCCTTTTAGCATTAATAAAATTCGGACATTTCAGTACCAAAGTCGCAACGCCCGTACATTTGTGGATCAGTAGCGTAACTCACGCGGCGAAAGGAACCTCTCGCCTATCCAAGCGCTTCGATCCGGCAAACAGATTCTCTGCATCGAATAAAAGTGCGTGTAAAATAGAGAGCAGTACTTGCTGAAGACAACTGTAGGTTTGATCCTGTCGGGTAACGACGGGTGATACCAACAAAACACACAGTAACTTAGTACGTCTGTTCTAAGGAAAATAATGCCATACTCGGATCTCGGTAGTAATATCCTAGTTTTTCACCATATAGGCGATATACACTACCAAATAGAAAAATCCGGCCTGGGCGATTGCTCAGTGGAGCTAGCCGTATGGCTAGACGCAAAACACCGAGAAAGTCAATGGCGTGCACAAGGCGCCACGGATGCGGACATTTCGCAGACGTTCATTCATAGTCGCGAGGCACAACTTCTTGCTACTCGTGCCCACGTCGCAGCCGTACGCGGCTACCGACCGCGTTGGGCTGACATGAACGGGCAATTGACCCCTGTGGGTCAAAGCAAACTTACCAGTGCAGTTCAGGCAATTAACTCAATACTAGAGGAAACGGACAATGAGCCGTTTCAACCCAAAGCCTGGCAAACGGCCGAACAAGCTTATTTGCGGGCAGTAATACCAAAACGTACCTTAAAGCTGCTAACCGTCATCAAACAAGCAATACACGCAGCTGAGCACAAATACAACGAAGTAGCAGAAAATGAACAAGACCCAACAACTTTAGCAAAGCACGCAAGAGACTTAGGGTTGACCGTACCGGGCCTAACCCCTGAAATAAACCGAACACATACCCAACCGAGTAATACCCACCCATTACCGGCGTTTCAGCCGGTACCGTTCACTCAAGCTAATATGAACATGCCAAATGTGGTGCAAGATGTTGAAAGTCGTGATACACTACTATTCCGGGCACCACTCGCGACCCGTTGGGATGCGTGGGTACCGGCGAGTATGTTCACCTCGACCACGCGGCACGACATGTTCACCGCGTACCGCTACGGCCTGGTTGACCTACATGCGTTCAACTCCGGTACTCGCGGCCGACCGCGTTTGATCATAAGGGTGTCGAGCGTGGCCAACATGGTTCTTGCAGACCTGGCTCGCCGAAAATTAATTCAGAACTAGCTTGCACATTGCTCACCTAGCTGGTAT